TCAAGGCCGTATATGACAGAAAAATCAAATCTTTGAATAAGGAAAATGATAATGGCATCAGTGAATAAGGTAATTCTGGTCGGCAATCTCGGAGCCGATCCCGAAGTGCGATATGCGCCCAGCGGAGACGCGTTTTGCAATGTGAGTATTGCGACCACAGACAAATGGACGGACAAGACAAGCGGCGAAAAGAAGGAAGCGACGGAATGGCATCGCGTCACCTTCTCGGGCAAGCTCGCCGAGGTCGTAGGCAAGTACCTGAAGAAGGGTTCAGCGGTGTACGTCGAAGGCAGCCTACGCACTCGCAAATGGCAAGACAAGGAAGGCCGCGACCAATACACCACCGAGATTCGGGCGGACCAAATGCAGATGCTAGGCAGTAAGCAGGCCAGTGATGGCGGTCTGCCCGATGATAAGCAGGCAGCCGCACCGCAAAAGGCCGCGCGCAGACCTACCCCGCAGCCGGCGCCGATCCCTGCGCCAAGCGGGCTTGGCGACTTTGACGACGACATCCCTTTCTGAGGACCACAAAATGGTAAGGCTCACCGACCTTGCAGCAGAGCTGCGCCAGCTTGCCGATAGCCTGGCAGACCTTGGCGCGGATGAGCAGACGATTGCGGACACGGTAGAGGGGGCCTCAATGGATTTTGAGGCTAAGGCCCAAGCCATCGTGGCGGTGATAAAAGACCTTGGCGCAGAGGCCGAGCCGTACAAGGAGCACGCCAAGACCCTTATGCAAGCATATGATGCTCGCATAAAGCGCATTGAACATCTTGAGGACTACCTAAAGAGCGCGATGCTGCATGCTGGGATCAAGTCGGTCAAAGGGTATGCGTCAATCAAGGTCATAGCCAATCAGCCGGCTGTCGATGCATATGACATTGACAAAATACCAGATGAGTACATCAGACCGCCAGGCCCTACCGTGCGCTCACCGGACAAGCCCGCGATCAAGGCTGCATTCGAAAGCGGCAAGGATGTGACTGGCGCGCGGCTGACGATTTCGCACCGTCTCAAAATCACCTATTGACGCGCCCGTCACTATCATGCACAATGCCTGCACCACTCACCGCAAAAAAGGAGCAATCAAAATGACAGACCGCTACCACACGCTTTCCGTAGTGCTTGAGCACGACATTCGTGAAGACGACGCAGAGCCTTTGATTGCCGCCATTCGCCAGATGCGTGGCGTGCTGAGCGTGACCGGCGTCGTAGCCAACGCTGAATCACACATGGCACATGAGCGCGCGCGCCATGAGCTTGGCTCCAAGCTATGGGCGGTGCTGAGCCCGCAGCCTGGGGCCTGATCTGCACCGACAACCAAAATGGCAAATGCTTAGGAGAGACCATGAGCGCCGAGACTGAAGGCTGCGACCTACTGGAGAGCCAGGCGCAAATCGTGGATGGCAAGCTGGTGATTGTGCTGCGCGTCAGCACGCTGGCGAACGCGGCCAGGAACAGCGACTACTTCGAGCGCTGCGCCGTGCAGGGCCTGGCGCTGAAGATCACCGACGAGGCAGCCTTCGCCAGGTCCGTGGCCAACGCGCTGAACTCAGAAAAAGAGGACGGCAGCACGCCAATCACTCGCATGCTAGACAAGGCTTTTGAGCATGTGATCGAGTGGGGCGAGGACGAGATTTAAGAGGCATAACGTTGCAATTAACCTGCCGCCGTAGGAGGTCAGGTTGAATTGCGTGTTAGGCGTCACTTCAACGAGGGGTGAAAATGATTCCGACAGAGACAATTTATCGTGTGTCACTACCGAACGGCGAGACGATGCACACCGGATACAAGCCTCTGGCCGAAGTGTGGGCAAAGGGTCGTGGCGCGATCCTTTCAGAGATTGCGCTGACGACGCCGCCAGAGCTGCACGAGCTGACGCCGCGCCATGAGCTGCTTCCGCGCCTACGGCGGCTGGCCAGTGATTTTCAATCGCACCCACTTTCACGCGGCATCAGCGAGTGCGAGGAAGCTGGTCTTGCGATGGCTGAAGCGGCAAAGCAGATTGAAAGCCTGTGCAGGATGCGCGACACGGCCGTCAATCACGGCGGCAGGATGCGCAAAGAAATCGACATGCTGACAAAGCACAGAGACTTTCTACTGCGCGAGATGTCAAAGATCGACAGCAACCCGGGCAACGCCTGCCACCACGCAAGCGAGGCAATCAGCGCTGTGTGCGCCGAGATGGTGGTGCCTGTGACGCCTAACGCTGTTTATACCCCAAAGTGACCAAGAAACAGGAGCAAGCAAAATGACCGCTGACGAAATGCACGACGCAAAGACCGACCTACTGCTGTCGCTGATTGATGACCTCCACGAGGAGCACGCGGTTCTTGTCGCGGAAATTGAGGACGAGGAAGAGGCAATACGCAATAGCGCCCCCGATCTTGCAGACGCCATCTCCACGCTTTGGGACGAATACAGCGCAGACAGGGTGCATGGCCTAATGGCAGGACTTGCCAGTCCTTCATGTACTGCATTTGCTGAGACTCTCGGAAAGATGGTGGGCCAAGCCTTGCGCCGCGCCGCTGCAAAGCGCGTAGCAGCAAGACGCATCGGGGAGGGTCTTAGCCGTGAGTAAGCGCATGGGATATATGCCATTCAGCCGATACGACCGCCGCCCGGAGTATCTACGCCAAATGCCTCACGGGTGGCGGCTTGATGTGTACGAGTACGCGCCTACTCCTATGGGATGGGCGGTTACGGTAGTATCACTTGCTGGCGCGGTGGCGCTGGCTCTTTGGGGGTGACTATGTCAAATGATTGCAGTATGCCAAATATGTACGTGATTAGCTCCGACCTTGGAGACGATCAAAAATTGCCGACGGAGGGAAAGCAGGTGCTGGTATCGACAGCGCGCAATATCAACGGGGATGTAAAAATGCGCTTTGCGGTCGGCCGAATGACATACTCAGACGGCCGCGCAGTATTCATTGACCAAAATGACATTGTTATATATAACGCAACCGGGTGGTGTGATTGCATTCCAAAAAGTTTTACCCTTGTGATTTAGCTGGCGCTACTGGCACCGTGACGACTGGGCGGCCAGGTCTAGTGCGTATCGCTTAGCCTCGGCCAGGTCGCCCCAAAGGATCGCCACAGCCTCAGCATCGGTGCTCGGGTATCCGCCTATGCCAAAGCGGTAAGCAGGGGCCTCTGGCGCCGGCCCAAGGCACGGCAGCATGACCGGCACCTCTACGCGCAGCGGAGCGCTTGCGCACCCACCAAGCAGCGCGGCGACTATTGCCAGGCTTTGCGCATTGCGGACGAGCATGACGACTCCATTGCGATCTGTGATGCCATTGCCTGCGAGTCTGCAAGCTCTTTGCGGGCGCGCTCTTGGCGCTTGGCTACCTCTGCGGCCCGCTCGTCTGATCGTGCGGCAGCCACGGCAAAGCCCGCGATGGACTGATTTTGCAGCGCGACGCTAGAGCGGCACGCCTCAAGCTCTAGGCGCACGTCAGCGAGCTTGCTATCAGATCGCAAGCCCTGCAAATACCAGACACCGCCACCGCTTACCAGCGCGGACGCTGCGGCTATGGCTAGGTAGATATATGTCAAAGGCATCATGACTCTTTGACCGCCGCATCGGCTGTCGTCACCGGTAATCTATATCGCGGAGCGTGCCCGCTTGGGTAGCGATAAGACACGACGCGCTTTGCATCAAAGGCTCGCACATTGACCGCGTCGGACTGATTGCCGCCAAGAAGCAAAATGTGTTTTGCATTGTCAATCCCTACCACAAAGCCCACATGACCGCCGCCGTCTCTCGTCAGAACAGCCACCGCCCCAAATGCAGGGGCAGGTAATTCGACTCCCCAGGATAGGTATGATTTTGCGCTCTCATATCGCGTCGATACGATTCCCGCCCGCTCAAGCGATGCGCCCACATAGGCGGCACACCAAGCGGTCTCGTCATCCTTTATCCCGCCGCGCTTGATGTCTCGCCACATCTTGAGGACTTCTTGGCTATGTGCAATGCCTTTTATTTCTTTTATGCCAATCAGCTTTTTTGCTTCGACAATCCAAGGCGGAAGATCTTGATCTTCTCTCGACATGTCAGCCCCTGATAGATGTCGTCGTCTTAAAGCGCAGCGCGATATTTACCACCACAAAGACTATGCCAATGACTCGATAGGTAGAGCCATCCACATACGGCTGCAGGTCAGGGATCGCCGCCTTGATCTCCGGCATTGCTACAAGCAAAGCCATCGCCGCGCTATTGAATCGAATGGTCCATGAAGCCCAAATTTTTGACAGTGATTTTTTCACCGCGGTGACCTCAGATTGATCATTGCCGTGACCTCTCGCAAGCCTTCGCGGATGTCGGTTTTTAGCGACGCCGCAAGGTCTTTGATGTCTTGGCTAATGTCCTGCCTCAAAGTGTCGTGCTGCAGATTGAGCCTTGCCAGGTCTTCGCGGATACGCATTTGAGACTCGCTAAGCGCTTGCGCATACTCTTGCGACGCCTTGCGCTCAATGGCTGCCTCTAGGGCGTCATCACCCTCTTTGATACGCTGGCACAGCATATCCCAAATGATTTTTGCCAAGGCGCCGACGATTACGATCATTCCCGCGCAGATTGATAGCCACAGCTCGCTTGATGGCATTGTTGCCCCCCCAAAATTTTTTGCGCAGCACAGTAAGGATGACGGCATAAGCACGCCTAGACATTAGACCCATGACAATCAGCTCAAAGCATTGCAGCGCCATTACGCAAGGAGGGTAAGGGTCAAATCCTTCCTGCGCGTCAAGTACACCTGTCGCCATAATGTGACATGCTGCAAGCATAGCAGACAGTATAGCGATCTGGATAGATGATCTGCTGCCAATAGCAGCAACAGCAAGAGCTGTGACGGCCTCGCAGATGACCAGCGCGCCATACCAGTACGCGCCAAAGCTGTCAGGGTCAGCCCAGCTGCTGCCAAGCATCAGCGCAACAAGTGCGCACGTCGCACAAAATTGCCGACGGTCTCCGTATGTCAGCAGCATTGCGATTGCGGCGAGAAAATATACGGGCGTCATGTCTTGATATACCAGCACTCTGCGAAATTTGCCATGCGCACTTCGGTCCCGCTGCCGCTTGCATTTACTGTAATAGTATGGTCATGGCCACCGTCGTAATTACTTAAAAAATAATGCGAATGATACCCGTCCTGCAAGAGGATTACGGAGTGCGCGTGGCTCCCGGATTGATTTACAGTCACAGTATGCGAGTGATCGCCGGCCGGCAATGTAGTGCCTCCTGGTGGCCCGTTATATCCTTGGTGAGATGCCGCAGCCCCCGCGTTGAGATTTACCCCAGACACGCTACCAGGGTAGCCGTGCTCATGATCGCCGCTTTGGCTTACGGATGTGCTGTGAGCATGCGCACCGTCGCTTGATATTGTCACCCCGTGAGTGTGGAGGCCGCTGTTTTCGGTATTGCCATTATGCCGGTGGTTGCCTACTGCGCTCGATGATGCTGTGTGCGAGTGGCTTGGGTACTGATTGGATTGATATGCAGCCCCGAGCGCTCGCCCAGTATCAAGCCCGCGACCATCATCAAGCCCGCACCCGACAAGCCCGCGACGATCCGGCACGTTAAAGGTCGTCGCCCCATCTCCCGCACCATATGTGACGCCGATTTTTTGATAAAGACGCTGGTATGTCGTGCGGCTTACCGCTTGACCATTGCAATAGATGTAGCCCTGTATTGTCTGCGGTGGGCCGGCGTGCTGCATGTATGATCCCGGCACATTGATGATGTCAATGGCGGATATTTGCATCCAGCTTGCGCTTGGCGGTGTGGTGGTATTGCTGCCGACTAGCGACTCATATACAAGACCGCCCATTTTTACGCGCGCCCCTATGGCGTATGAATATGCAACGCCATTATTTTGTGACGAGGTGATAAAGTCCGACGCGCCGCCAAATGTCTGCAGCTCTTGCAGCGCAAGCGTCAAGTCATACAGCAATTGATTCATCTTGTCCCGCTCGACAAAGCGGGCGGTCGGGTCTGTATCAAGGTCGCCTTGATATGACGGGCCATATCCCACCGTAGCATTTACGTCGGTCCCCGCGCTCGTGTCAGGGATCGGCGCACGGTCGCCGGTCGCGGCAAAGGGGATTCTGAAAAATTTGTTCACTTTATGGCTCCGTCACGATATTGATTGACACGCCAGCAGGGCGCGGAAGCACGTCGAGAGTAGTCAGCGCGAGCACGTAATTGCTCGGCAGATCGTAGTCAAAGACATATGTCATTGACATATTCAGATTGTCCCGCACGAATACAAGGCTATCTGCGTAGATACGGCGAAGCGCGCGATTGATGACCGGCACGCTTGGTCTGTGCGTGAGCTGCACATATCGCAGCTGCAGCAATTGCCGACGCTGGCCTGTCAGCAGGGGCAGGTCGCCTGTGCTCATGCCAAAAAAATTGCCGTGCGCAAAATTCTGGTTGTACTCGCCAAAGCCAAATGTCGGCTTTGCCTCGCCGTCGCGCGCAGCAGATAGCGGCAGATTTAGGATGATTGCCCACACTGACAGGCCAAAATCATTTGCCGTTCGCAGGTCAAAAACATCTCGACGCCAGTCCTCCCAAAATGACATTTGATTGCGCCCCCACCAATCAGCCTTTGCCTGCATAAGGCTCATCAGCTTTGGCGCGCTGTCGTACTGCCACAGCACTGCGCGCATCGTATCGACGGAGTGATCAAATGCCTGTTGCATCATGTCAGCACCACCGACACATCGTCAGCCAGCAGGCGAGCCACCTGGGCAATGGTGATGGCGATAGGCACGCCGACAAATATGCCGGTTGATTTTGGTGCCACCTCAACATTTTGGATATATACGCCAGGCAAATCCCTAGACACGGCGCCCGCAATCTCATAGGGGCTCACACTCACGCCGACCTTTAGGCCAGCCTCGCCAGTCTGATCGCCGACCGCATAGCGCATCACGGCGGCGCGGATCGCCGCTGCTGGGTCTGTCACGCTGCCAGGCTTGGCGGTCACGCGCACCAGCACCGACACCTCAGCAGGGCGCGAGAATCGTACTGTGTAGGTCTGCCCGCTTGCAGGCTCTATCGTGCTCACTGTCACGCCGCCGACAAAGTCCGCGCCTGCAGATTTAGCCTCAAGCAGCGCGGCGGCAATGTCTGCATTTGCCCCGCCATCCACGCACGTATAGACGCTGTGCGCGGCAATACTCACCGAATCAATGGTCGCCGTCGCGCCTGTCGGATTTTCGCGGTATGCCATTGACGTGACGCCTGGCACAGCCATCACAGCAGAGACCGCAGCAGCGGCCACGCTTACGCCCTGCGCCGCAAGCCAGTCGCGACGCGATTGCCGCGCGCTTACGTCCGATTGCGCGAGCGCACCCAGCGCAGCGGCGGCCGGATTGGTGATCGTCTCCCACCCAAGCACAGGGTCAATGATCTGCGTGAGCGTGCCAATGCTCGCGGCAATCGGCCCGTCATCGACGGACTGCATGGTCACGGTCGCTGTACCTGATCCGCTTAGCGTGGCGTCCGCTATCGTCTCAAATACAGCGCCCGCTGTAGTCTGCGCACGACTGCCTGCTGGAATCAGCGTCGCCGGTACTCCAGTGAGCAAGACGCCAGTGCATACCGACGGCGACGCCGCTCGCCGCTCGCTACCCATCAGGGCCAGCAGCGCGTCAAGGAATACCCCGCCGGCAATATTGGGATTGATCTGATTGGCCAGCGCCGCATTATTGCGCGCAAGCGAGTCTCGAGACTCCACCTCTGCGGCGATCAGCATGCCCTGCGGAGTCTCTGGATCGACGACAAGATCATCTCCAAATGCGCTGCGATACTCCGCGCGCACGGACTCAAGCAGGTCCGCCGTATCCGGCACAATGACGCCCGTCGTCTGGATATAGCCATAGTCAGCCATCTATCTGCACCTCTCCGTATACTGTCTTGATGACTGCGGCATATTGCATCTCATGGCCTACGCGCTTGACAATCAAGCTAGATATGCCGGTGACACCATCCACAGCAAGCAGGCTGCTGCGTAGCTTGGCCTGCCATTGCGAGACATTTGGCGCCCCGATCCACACCAGATCAAAATTCGGCAAGCCGCGATCTGTCGCATACATCATCTCTCCAAGCTGGCCAAGCGCGACATTTTTGCAGACATTCGCCACGGCCTTGGCGCCGGTCAGCATGATGACTCGGTCATCTTGGCCGAGCACTAGATCGCCGTCCCCGTCAGTGGCAAATGTCAATGTCATCCAGTAGGCCCTCCACTTGTCCCGCCGCCAGGCTGTATGCCAGTGTGCCCGTGCGTCCCAAATTCAATGCCGCCGATATTGGCCCCGCTGGTAAATGTAGCTGCACCTGACACGGATAGCGTGCTATTTATCGTAGTGGGTCCATTGATCGTAATTGCCGAACTTGTGATCGTCACCCCTGACGGACCAATCGTCACGACATGCGATCCCGCCGTCATTTTTATCCTATCGGACCAGACTGCTACGCGCACGCTACCGCCATTTGTCTGCAGCACCACATTACCCGCATCCTCACCTGCGATAGTGTATCCCGTCATTACATCAGGGATAAATAGCGCGTCCTCAAAAGTATGCATGCGTGCCGTATTCGGCTTAGCCTCTTTGTACGCTTGCAGAAATAGGCTTATGTCTCTGTCATTTGCTTTGATCCACCCAAGATCACCCGGCGCCATCGGGAAGCTCAGCACAAATCCGCCGCCACCCAGCTGCATGACTGGCAAAGAGGCTACCGGCGCCCGACTTACCACCTCTCCCTCTGTCGTCACCATCGAGACAAGAGGCTGCACACGCGCTCGATTTTTTGCGCGATTGTAGCTAAGCACCTTTGCCGGCAGCATGTCGTCAGTGCGTCGCAGCATCTTGCGCATGGCGTCCTGGAATGTGCCTGGCATTGACTCATCATTGGCAGGATCGCGCGATGGGCGTGCGTCGATTGTCATATCTTTGCCGCCTCGGCAATGTAATAGAATGGCGTGTCATCGCTTGCCACATCAAAGCCGAGCTTGTAGATCACATAATCGCCATTTGCGGCCGGCACCTGCACGGAGCTGACACGCAGCAGCCCGCCCACTGCCGTATGCTGGTCAATCAGCATTTTGACCTTCACGCCTCGGTCGGTCAGCTCAGGCACTCCGATCATGCCGCTAGACATATCCAGCACCCGCACCTTACCTTTTCGCGGTGCTCCCTTGGCCTTGACGATTAGCGCATCGTCATCGACGTAGGCATCTACCCCGCCGGATTGGCCAAGCTTATCTACCTGATTGAGCGCGCCACCGGTGAATGAGTAATTTGCGATGCGCTTGTCGGGGGCGTCAAGCTGCAGGGATAGCCCAAGGTCTTGCGCGGCCTGCTTTGCGATGGTGGACAGATTGGCCGTGTCTGGCATTGACCTCGATACGATCCGCCCCTTTTTGCTCGCCTTGGTCTGCGATCTAAGCGTCAGCTTAATATCAGGCGGCTGCGTGATCGCAGCGTCAGTGATGTCACCGCTAAAGATGATCGACGTACCAAAAGACTGACGCCCGACTTCGAGCGTCATTTTTTTTGCTATGCGCTTGTCATTGTGCGGGCTGGTCTCTGTGATCAGATAGTCTCGCGTCGCACGGTCCAGATTGGAGATCGTGACCGTGCAGTCATTGGCCACGCTGTTTGATGTCTTGGTTCCCCTGGCTGATATGGTGAGGCCGTCATAAGTCTTTACCTGGCCCGCCACCTCGACTGATAGCGTGATGATGCGGGCATCCATTACAGCTCACCCGGTGAGGCGTAATACATGGCAACAAAGTCCTGCCACATCGGGAGGTCTTCGCCGACGAAAATAAAATCTCCGTGCTGCAGGTATCGCAGCGCAAGCAATGGCGTCCCGGCCACGATCCGCGCCCCAGTCACAAGCTGCACGCCGTCGCGTGCGATGTCGGCGCACATGCAACCGGATGCCTCTTTGATGACAAAATCATAGGCCGCCCCGTCTAGCGTGACGCTGAAAGACTGATTTGCCACACGCTCAAGAGGGATTGCTAGCATGTCATTTTTTGCCGTAAAAAATATCGTAAGCCGCGCTGCTCTTTTCAGCTTCTGGCTTGGTCACCGCCTTGGGCTTTTGCTCTCCGCGCTTTTTTGTGCTTGCCTGCTTGGGCTTTTCAGGCTTGATGGGAGCATATTTTGCCGATACAAATTTTGCCTCTTTGAGCAGCATCGTGAGATCAATGCGCCCCATGTACTCGCCAGGCTCATCATGCGAGATTGATGCAATCAGCATATCAGAGTAAGACCCTGCGCGCGTCTGCACGGTGAGCAAGTCGCCAGCGGTGAATGCCTCTTTGATCTGCTGGTATGTCTCGCGCGCGGTATCGCCACGCAGCAAACGCCGGATTTCGATTTCAACAGGGTTGATGACAAAAAAATCTGTCACCATGGCGCCGCTCTCAATTGGATGCTCCATGACCTTGGCATCTTCTTTGACGGTCGCCTTGCCGACAATCGCCCCACCAAAAAGCGGGGAGAATTGCGCGTCATACACTCCGATGATGTCTGTCTGTACGCCGGCCATCAGTAATCAATCCCATCGTCAAAGTGCTCTGCCACGCCGCGCAATTGAGTATTGAGCGCCCCGCCAAAAGCCGACGCAATGCCTTCGGCATCCGTGGCCTGGGTGTAAACTTTTAGCTCCGAGATACTCATTGCCACCGATTTTGATTTCGAGGTATTGCCAGCCGCAAGGATTGCGCCGCTGCTGATAGATGACAGCTGACTATTTCCAGCGACCGCAAGCTGCTGCTTGGCAGTGGTCAGCATCGCCGGGGCTTCACCGGCGCCAAAAAAATTATCGACTGCCTTGTTGATCCGCATCACCTCTTGCCATCCGCGCGAGATCATGTCAAAGCCAGCGCTTATGCGATCAAATACCCACATGATCTGATCGCCAGTCGCTTTGATGACGGCGCCAATCGTGCGCAGCGCGGCACCGAGCTTAGGCATTTTAGACTCGGCCTTATCCACCCCCGCGCCAATTGCAGAGATGAAATTGTCCCAAGCTTTGCTAGGGTCAGAGATTAGATCGACAAGCAGCTTCAGCGCGGCGCCGACAAAATCCACCATAAAGCCGACCTCAGCCGCAAATTCGCGGATGGTCGCCCCGAGCATTGGCCAGTCTTTTGACAGCTCGCCAATTACGCTTTTATTCCCGGCGAGGAAATTTTGCACATCATCATAGATGGCCGCGAATAGCGCGATGGCGCCAGCGATTGCACCGCCGATGAGGATAAATGGCCATGCCATGGCGGCCACAGCGATTGCGCCGCGTATGGCTGCGGGCACAAGATAGGTCATAATCGCCGCGCCGATGCCGATTATGGCGCCCTCGACAAGCGGGCCGTGGCGCAGCAAAAAATCCACCATCTGACCAAGGCGCTCCGTCGCGATCTTGGTGACGGCCGTCATGCGCTCCATGGCCTTTATGGCAAATGCATCGCGGAATTTTTGGAAAAGCGCAATGAGCGTATTGACCTCGACCATTAGGGCGCGATTGGTCTTTGTGTATTCAGCGGACGATTTCATCGCGCGACCAAAATCAAATCCGGCCGCCGCATCAACGCGCGACATGCGATCCGCAAGCGCGTCCATGTCCGCCGAAAAAAGCCGCAGCAGCTCAGGGTCAAGCCCAAGCCGCTCCATAATGGTGACCTTGCGGCCCTGATCTAGGTCAGCCATCTTGGCGCGTAGCTCGCTCAATATGGTGAGCGTGCTTTTGGTCTGCCCAGATGCGTCCTTTAGGCTAATGCCAAGCTCTTCGAATATCTTGCCGCCTTTACCGACACCTATTGCCAATCCCTCAACGGCTCGGTTTAAGTCCAGCAGAGACGCCTTTGCCTCGTCAGCGCCGACTCCGATTAGGTCTGCAGAGTCGATAAAATCATCGACAGATTCCACGCTCTCGCCAAGACGGTCTGCCAATTTTTGCAGCTCGTAATTTTCGGCCGCAAGATTAGACACCGACCAAGCCAGGCCAGCGAGCGCAGCAAATGCGGAGCCGACCTTGAGCAGGCCGGCGCCTTTTTCGACGAGGCTTTTGGCGACACCATCAAGCGCCCCGAGCTTTGCAGCGCTCCCATCTACGTCTTGATTTAGTCTCGACAGTCCATCCTGCAGCTTTTTTGCATCGAGATCAAAGACAAAAAATAGGGTATCTACGATGCTCATTTTTTACGTGTCGCCAGGTAATCATTGTATCGAGTCACTGCAATGATCTCGTACATGTCAAAAGCATCCTCTAGGGTGTATACGGTGCTCAGCTCATAGGGGCTTGCTTTTCCGTCTGCGACGATTGCGCCGATGAGCCCATCGACATTTGGGTAATCAACCGGCTCAAAATTTGGGCGAGCCCCTGCGATAAACCCGATGCTCGCCCGTCCCTGAAAAAACTGCAGTTGTATTGCAGCATCTGCCATTCAAGCTTGACAAGCGTCTCCCATTCCCCGCAATGATTATCAACCAGTGCGCGCGTGCTCAGCATCAGCGGCTTGTCGCGCCCTTCGATAATGACGCCGACATATGACATAAGCTTGAGCATCATGGCTTCGCTGGTCGCGTAATCGCCGAGCTTTGGGATTACGCTGGTGGGATATTTGAGCGCAATCTCACGGCCCACCGTGGCGGGGAATTTGCTCAAGACGAAAGTCTTGCCGTCGATCTCTACCTCTTGCGGCTGTAGCATCATGATTAGCTGCTCACTTTATTTTCAAAGGCAAATTTGTATGCCATTGTCTTGAGTCGGCCAGCGCTTGAGACGCCGATTGCGGGCGGCCCCTCGATGATGGCGCCGTCAGTAAATGTGACCGTGCGGCCATTCGGGTAAATACATGTCAACGTAATCACATCTTCTGCCGATGTCTTTCCGCGTCCTACTCGATTGGCATCATATAGCGCCGCAAGATTGTCATCGTCAGGGCTGCCTGGGATCACAGCCAAGGTCAGAATGATCGCATTGGCCTTTGGCCACACCAGCAAGTCACCATTGCCGCCCATCCCCACCTCATTGATAGCCACTGACGGCACGTCAAGAGGGTCCGCGTCGTCCGCCACCTGGGAGATTGTCACCCCTTGCGGGAATGTACGATGCGCGACGATCTGATAAATCGTGCCAAAGCCGCCGATATTTGCCATTTGATTACTCCTTAGATCAAGACATGCGAGCCAGAGACCTTACGAACCGCATCGTCCTTGGCGTAGATAAGTGTGTACACCGCCTTGTATTCGGTGCGTCCATCGACCGTCACATAGCTCTGCATGACGCAGTCAATCCAATAGCCGATGCGCTCCACCTGGCGCCACGCCAGATCGTCGCCAGTCACCTGCCCAATGTAGAGCTTTTGCGTAGTGTCGAGCAGCTTGCCGACGGAGATCACCCCATTGCGGGTTGCGCGACTGATCACGCTTTGCATGCCGGCAAGCATAATGGCACGCCCGCGCGAATTTGCTGGGACGCGATTTAGGTTCATCAACAGCGACATGATTTGCGCCGTCATCGCGTCTTTGAGCCAAATTTCATTGGCATAGACATTGATGTCTACCGGGTCTTGCGCGCCGCCCATCATCACGCCGCGCTGGTAGAGATCAATGCTTTGCCCTGCGGTCTGTGTGCGGCCGTAGTAATTGATGCGCAGCGCGTCGTACAGATCGGCGTCGGCATTTGTCTGCACGCTCGGAGTAAGCGAAAAAGTCTGGTACATGTAATTTTCGACGGCATTGACTTTTGCATAATCCGTCGCTGCAAGCACCATGCCAGGCGCCATCTCCGGGTACTCGGTCGCAAGATTGGACAGCGTCACGGCGGAGCCGCTTATAGGCAGCAGCGCTGCGCTTGTCGCTGCGGCAGTCGCCGAATTGGTCGGCACCAGATAGATGTAAGACACGTTTTGCGTGTCATTCCAGGCCGCTGACTCCGCGTGCTCAGTCGTCGAAAGTGCGCGTTGGAAGAGGTAGGACGCAAAATTTGTGGAGATGTCCGCGCTCCGTGTAAGCGTCTGGGTAATCGTCTCTGACGCTGCGCCATCGGCAAAGATGGCACCAGTAGTCCAGCCGAGCGGCACGGACAGATCGGGAGACCCAGCGGTCACGATGACATTGCCCGCGCCCACTGTACCGCTGACGAGGTCAAAGCTTTTGCGCGTCGCATTGTAGGTCACGACTGCGCCGACAAAGGCCGGGCCGGTCTCCGCGCGGATGGCGGTCTGGATCAGCGTGGCCACATCCGATAGCGATGTCGCCGTCGATAGATTGACGGGGCCGACTGTCTGCGTGGTGCCGGCAAGCGTAAGGCCAAAGGTGCCGGCCGTGATGCCGGTAAATGCGCCTAGCGCATAGTCGGCCACCTTGCCATAAATGCGCGCGGCAGATGCCGTATCGGCCCAGCGTGCGAAAGAGATTTTTGGCGGGCGCTTGATCGTCTTGGATACCCACCCAAAATAAAATGCGGCGCGCTTGTACTCTTCGGAGGTGCTACCAAAATACGTAGCCACGTCCGATGCGGACGTCATCTCAGCGATGGTGCTGGGCGGAAGCATAGGATTGATCGTAAAAATTCGGGTGATCAGCTCGCGCTCTCGCACCCCGGCGCCTGCGCCGACACCGGACGCAATGTCCACATATCTGCGGATTGAAATACTCATGTCATACCCCTATACACGATAAAGCGCCACGTCTGGCGCGGCCCCCGGCACCGCCTGGGGAATGAGCTGCCTGCTGTAAGTGACCACAAAATCAAAGCTCGGTGAGCCTTGGTATTGTCCATGATCATTTACCACACTTGTATTGATTATGTCTAGCACGCGCTCAACTTGCATGCCTGACGCATATAGCGTGGCTATGGTGCTGGGCAATGTGAGTATCTGCGCGGCCTCACTCAGCAGGTCGCTTGGCGTAATCCCTGCTGGGTCTGTGCTCTCGTCTAGCGTCGCGGACGCCTGTATGGTAGATGCATACACCTGCTTGCAGGTCTGCGCATAGTCGAGTCCGTCAGCCACCTCGACGATTAGAGGGCTGCCAACGCGCCGCTCATTGCCGATCTTGAAAAGGTAGATATTTGCGCCGCTGTCTGCCCCGTGCTCGCGCGGCGGGTAGCTTCGGCGACATGTCACCGTCCTGCCGATGCGGGCAAATTGCGCACGCAGCACGGAAAATAGGGCGACAAATAAATCGTTGTCCTTCACGCCGGCACCTCCAAGCACAAGACCTTGCGCCACCCGTATTGAGTACGCCAGTCCGTGGCGCTCTCGCAGACATAGGTGCGGCCATCCCATGTAATGCGGTCCCCTGCGCTATCTCGCTCAATCGTGCGCACCGGGTGAGATGTGTAGAGCGTGACGTATCGCTTTGCGTAGTCGAGCCCGAGCGCTTGGTATCGCGCGCGAGGCACGGCATACACCCCACCGGTAATCTCTACCTGCGCGGCATATGTCGGCACATCGTACCCCGCTGCATTTGGCGCAGTCGATACGTATGCAGCAAGCATTATCTGGCCACTTGACCCGAGCACATCGAGTGCAATCTCGTGCAGATTTAGCCCGCTGATCATTTGGTCACCACCATATGAGTGAGGGATGCGAGCATCAGCCCGGTATCGACAAGCGGCTTGGATATGGTCTTGCTCTTGCTCTTGCGTGTATATTTGCGCATGCGTGCCGCGACCGTGGATGCAGCCAGCGGCGGAGATTGCAGCCGCGTGACCGCCTTGCGCACGTCGCCGGCTGCCGATGCCGCAAGCATCTCAAGCACATCCTTTGCTTGCGCTCTGCCAGTAGACACCAGCAGCGCCCCCTGTCGTGCGGTGCGCACCCAGTCAGCTTTGCGCGCCTCTACGGTCGGCCGCATTGTAGGTCGCGGGGGGATTCCGCCCTCCGCATATCCGTACTCATGCACCGCTGCCACGCCGGCCACAGGAGTGCCGTCGTCATATTTTGCATCCGCAAAATACCCCACCCTAGCCTCATGCTGTGCTGTCTGCGCAATCAGCGCCTGCAGCCCAGCGAGAGCAGGTCCGGGCTTGCGGGCGACGGGCATCAGTAGCCCCCGCCAAAGCGGCGCAGAGCAAAGCGCTCAGGCATGCCGCCTACATACAGGCCGCCAATTGCGTGAGCCTCAAGC